ATCCCAGATCATTGAGTTAGGTATATCGAAGTCCTCTTCATTAATCAATTCTAGAACCTTTTCCCATTCCGGCCTTGTTATTTCTCTATCCAGATACGGTAGGTCTTTGTCCCACCATATGCAAACAATTTTCTCATCCGGCTTGTAAGCTGTTTGCAATTCTTTAATTATCTGTCCGACAGTCCAATCAGTCATTTTTTCCACCCACGGTTTGATAGTATCTTTTTTGCGCCAATTCAAAGAACCAACCCCAACTAAAAACCCTATGAGAACGCTTAGGAGCTCTCGTAGGCTTTTTAAAGTTCAATTCTTCATCTGCACCTGCTACATTACTTATAAGATCTGGTTTTCTCATATTTCTCCTTATGATTACCCTACCCCAACATTGGGATTATTCTTTGACCCATTCTACACATAAATCTGTTAAGAATGGATTAGAATCTTTATCAAATGATAGCTCACCTTTCTTAATCATTGTTAATGCTTTTACTGCATGCTGGTAATCAATTGAGCTAAGACTTACACTGAGATCTTCATATTCATATTCATCAATGCTACCGTAATCTACTTCGTAGTCACAATCTTCACCCCATTCTAGGCTAGAAAAGAAATTAATTCTGGGCTTTAAATATGACCAAATTGATCCACCATCTGCAAAAAATATTCTTGTACCAACTGCATGTGGGATATTTAGAAAATGGCAAGCAATATGTTGCCAATGTTCATAATTACTAACCTGTTCAGTAAAAGCAGTTTTTGATGTATCCCAATCAAGAGCTATAGCACTAGCAAATCCAGCAATACAAGCACCTGAATTACATTTAAATGATTTATTATCTGTATTCAATATGTTTTCGGCTACATAGCCAACTCTATGTCTTGATGGCCGAATTGATCCATTCCTTTCGTAAATTGATCCATCCCCTTCGTAAAAGAATGTTGACATATTAAAATGATACTTGCCTGATTCATTAATGGCATCAATCAATTTTTCAAAGTTATTGATGTCGTATTCACTTGGGGTAGCAGAAGCCAATTCTACTTCACTCTTATTTATTACTTCTCTACACCTTGCGATTTCATCAGTATATTCCTTAATATCTTTTGAACTTATTGATTTATATTTTGCATCAGCAGTTACTATATCGGAATATGCAGCAACAAGTTCATCCAATGATACTTTGTTCTCTATTTTCATTTTATCTCCTCTAGTTGTTTTATTAGCCAGGTTATCCATTGCTTATAGACTAATTCATCTGATGGCGTTGATATATATTCATACTGCATTTCAAGATATTGTATTAATTCAGATACTAACTCTTCTTCATTTCTAATAATCTTATTCATTAGCTTTTCACCTCTGCTTCAAGCTTTTCTATTCTCTCATTTAAAAGGGCAAGCACCTCTGCAACAGTTTCTAATGATTTTGTTACAAGCGCATGATTGTGATCACTTATTTCTTGCAAATTAATTAATTGCCCCATAATAATGTCTTGCGTATCTCGATTAGTCATATTTGTCACTTTCTATCTTTTGTAGTGGTTAATAATTATTATTCACAATCGTGTCCATAAGATGCCTCTTCCATTGTTAGTTTCTTTCCACATTCTATGCATTTCTTCACATAGATTGTATTGTCTTTGCCGATAAGGACTTTCACCTTATCGACAGAGACAAATCTTTCTTCATTAATCTCTTCTTGCATAAATCCTCAATCCAATATAGAAGGTTAATAAAATTGCTGCCCAGATAAAATATGTTTTACGTGTTAGCATTTAGAATCAACTCCTCTTGCTTTTGCGCTAGCCTTATTGCGTCAGCAATATCCAAGAAATTCTTTGCACTAACATCAGAAGTTTCCTGATTCTCAGCGTCAAGAATATTTGAGCCAATTACTTTAGGATCAAGACAATCCATGAATTCATCTGATTCAATTACATTACTGATTGACCCGACCACACGACCATTATGATTTTTAATCGCGTAAGAAATGCCAATGTATTCAAAGTCTACATAATTTAATTCTTCACCACCATCACAAGATTTATAAAGCTCATCATGATTAAGATGATCACCACTTGTATTTTTAACAATATAGCTAGGGCAGAAACTTCCTTCAGAATTAAACATATATGACATATTGTTGAAAGCGTCTCTCCATTGTTCTGGACTGAGATTATCGTGAATCCTTTGCATAATGCTAAGCATTATCCAAGACTCGTTAGCGAATGCCCAGTTTTCATTTGACAAGATTACGACTTCTAATGCTGAAGTCGTTGAGATACCATTGCCTTCAATTTCTTCACACGTTTGATCTTCATATTCTCTAAACACTTCTTTATTCATAACCCAGCCGACAGCACATCTCAAAGAGGTGTCTGTTCGCATATCATAACCAAAATATTGACAGGTATCGCCATCTTCTACAATACCATCTTCTTCATTGTACCATTGGTCTTGAGACTTCACCCCCTGTTTTAGCATTTGCTGAGTGATATAGTTGAACATATCACGGTCGGTTACTTTATCTGTTTGTATTGTTTTTGTCTTAATCATTATCTGCTCCTGTTGTTTTGTTATTTTGTTGTTTATTAGCTGGTTCGAAATAGAAACCGCCATCTTTATTTTTTCCTACAAGTATACCCGGACCATTACCTTCTGGATCCATCATTGGATAAATAATAGCTCCACTTGATAAAACAATAACTGCTGGGACATTGTAATAAGAATCTTCCCAACCTTCATCAATCATTTCCTTCTTAGTCATCCACCTTACTTCTTTTATCTTTGCTCCAATTATTTGATCATCAGTTGTCATAGCTATCCTTCTTCTTTCTGGAATTGTAATTAGTGACATATTCTGGTAGGTATTCGTTATCTTTAGCAAATATGATTTGTCCATCCATAATACGATGCAATGCCTCTACTGCTACCTTATAATTGATTGAAGATAGTTCAATACTTTCACATTCCCATTGATCATCATAATCACAATTGTAGCGATTTAACCTACGAGTACTGTTTTCCCACTTTAATGACTCATAGTCTGATGGTTCATTGAATCTTAAGAAACTCCAAAGACTACCATTATCTCCGTAGAATATCCTTCTGCCTACTTCTAGCGGGATATTTAGATAATTACAGGCTATATTTTCAAAGAACTTCAAATATTCTCTTGAATCACTTTTCATCCATTTAGGCTGTTGCCAATTGAGAGCATTAGCTGTTGCAAATCCAGCAATACAACCAACACTATCGCAATTGAATGAACTTGTGATAACATCAAATGCATTATCACAAGCTACTGCACTAGAAAACAATGTAAGATTATTAATTGGGGTGCTTTCTATATCGGTCAGAACAATATCTTCAATATTAGCAATAAATGTTGTCATATTGAAATTAGTTAAGCCATTGGCTTCAATTGATTGAATTAACTTATGAAAGTTATTTACATCATAATCCTCATGGGTAACATTCTGCAATGCCAGAAGATTTTTTATTGAAATATCTGTAGCTTCTTCAGCATCGAGTTCCAAAGTATTTGGATTATAAATATAATCAAATCCATTGATTAGTTCTTCAATTGTTGGTTTTTTTACTGTTTTCATTCTGTTCTCCCTGCTTTATTGTTTTTATATTGGTTCCATGATTCATTGTATGTATTTCCAAATTGGCTGACACGAGCAAAATCTTTATCTAGTTTCTGCTCTAAGCCATAACCAATAAGTCTCTCAAGAAAGTCATAATATTCTTGAGTATTGACTTTCAATTTGGTATTGTTCCCATTAACTGGATCTTTGATAAAAATGACAGTATCATCTTTTACCGGCATAATCAAAGAATATGATGAGTTAATGTAAGACTGAATCTTTAACTCAAATTCAGTCTTGGAATCCCTCTTTTCTTGGATTCCCTTACTCTGCTTTAACGGCATTTTATTTTCCTTCCCTTAGGGCTTGTAAATAATCTTTTGAGAAATGTGGCATGTCATACATATCTACTTCTAAATGACCATCTCTAAGCAGTTCTAATGCCTTAACAGCCATTTCGGGACTAATAGAACTAAGATCAATAGTCGGATAATCTGGATAATCATCTTCCTCATCTGATATATATAAGTCATTAAATATTTTTAGTTCACTTATCCTAATATCGTTGTAATCAGTCGCATAATGTTTTAGCATTCCCCAAAAACTATTCCTCTCTGCATAGAATAATTTTTTACCGTGCCTTATTGGAATATTTAAGAAATTGCAAGCAAGATGCTCAAATAAATCAATCTGATTGTAGACATAATTAGACGTTTTATTTATCAAATCTTCTTGCCAATTCAATGCTGTTGCTACAGCAAATCCCGCAATACACCCAACTGTATTACAATTGAAAGTTTTTGTTGCTTTAAAGAATGGAGAAGGATCATCTCCTTTTAGCCGATAAATATAGTCAGAAGATATACCATAAACATCATTTTCAGATCCCCAACCTCTATAACTATCGTCAAATGTTTCGTAATCCTTGTCTTCTAAAAGCCCAATAAATGTTGTCATATTGAAATGCTTTTTACCATTTAGTTGAATAGAGGCAATAAGCATATTAAAAGCTTTTTTGTCATAGTCTTCATGATCCATAACAGATAGGTATTTACTATTTTGATTTGTTATGTCTTGCCAGGGCTTTGTGATAGTCATTTTGGTATCTGCTTCAAAATATTTCCACTCAGTCTCATTATGCATCCGATCATTAATGTCAATATATGTTTTAATAATCTCTTCAGGCGTTGGCTTAGTTAAGACTACCTGTATTCTTGTCTCTTCCTTTGCTTCGATAATATCGTTTGTGATGGTCATTTTATTTTCCTTCTTTCCATAGTTGGATTCTTGATTGTGTTGCTTCTAACCAAATGTACATCTCATAAACAAGTTCATCAAATGACATTTGAAAAGGATAACGAGTATTTTCAGTAATTTGTGGCTCAATCTTTTTCGGAAGGGTCTCCCAATGCTCCATCAAATTCGTTGCTGATTTTACGAAGTCAATCATCGCCTTTTCAAAACCAGATACGGCATATGATTCTTTGCGTATATCATCAAACAAAGTTGATATGTCTTCTATTGTTTTAGAAAAGGATTCAACTTTATGAGAGCTGTTTCCCGACTCTCTGCTATGTGTTTGCAGATAAACAATTTCTCCTACTTGTTCTTGACACATTAGTTTGACTCCTTTTTCGCTTTATCTGTATCCCATTTTTCATATTGATATTTGTGGTAATTGACTATTGCTCTTACAGTTTTTGCTTCTGGCGAAACAGTTTTGTTATTTCTAACAAAATTACTACTCCACTCTGTAAGATTTCTCATTCCATGATTTGTACCGATACCAATGTGATCTTTAACATCTTGCATAGTCATATACTTTTGAGATATTTGCCATTGATCATTCTCATCCTTTGTCCATTCTTCCATAAAGCCTTGACCTACAACTTCTTCAATTGCTTTAGACCGGCCATAATACTCTGATGCATTTGATTCCGTAATAAAACCCATAGCAACAGCACCACCCCAAAAGATAAAGTGTTTTGTAATTGGAACTAAATCAAATACTTTCTCATCACCTTCTTCCCTTTCAATATAGGCTGCTTTGACATTATCTTTGTACATTTTAATTTCTCCAATGTTCCAAGTTAATGGCATTATCTTCTCCTGTCTCTAATTGATATCATAATTAAGAAAGTTGATATTGATCCGATTATAAATGTTAAAGTTTCTTTCATTTTATTACATAACCTTTCTCTTGATATTTGTCTTTAAATCTTTCAAATGCAATTTCATAAACCCAATCAAAATCCGGATGATCTTCTTTAGGGCCATCCATTAGAGTTATTTTTGCATTTTCCATTAAATCAATGTAAGTATCTTCAATAAACTTTTCTAATAGGTCTTCTGGTAATTCATCTAGAAGGTGAACGCTTTTCATTTTGTGCTCCTTTGGGTAAAATTTTGTTCTACTTGAACATTCTTCAGTTTCAATTGTGCGTCTATTTCTTCTTTAATTGGCATCCCTAGTTCTTCAAGAATAAAGATGATCTGGTCTATACATTCACCATCACCCATATCGTCACCCGGAGTTGCAATTATTTCCATTATTTTTAGCAGTGCCATTGTTTCACTTATTGCCATAAATATTCCTTTCTTGTTTGTTAATGTTATTAGCTGAGGGTAAGCAGAAACTGTTTGTGTCATCAACGAAAACACTTGCCATTATCTAATTCCCGCGATAACTGTTGCCCAAATAGGGTATACAAAGGCAACGAGGTATCATAATTAGATAACACACAGTTTCCTTAAGCTGAAAGGGGTAGCCTTAGCTTACCCCCAGCTAATAACATTATTAATTACAGCGTTTCCGATAGGACTTGAACCTATAACCTAAACATTAGAAGTGTTTTGCTCTATCCAATTGAGCTACGGAAACAAAAACCATAAGAAAATGAGTGTCTCGCACACATTTATTTCTTATGGTTTAGATTTGATTACTCCCAAATAATTTTGGCGATTGTCTTTGTGATCATAGTTCCTTTAACGAATTCATGTCTCCAAAATTCATTATCTTCTCCTACCCAATTAATATAAGAACCATCTCTAACGAATGGACTAATTGCGTCTAGAAAGTATTCCTCAGCACCGATTTTGTTACTATATGATAATCCATCAATATTTCCAACTTCATCATATTTAATTTCAAAACCAAGTTCTTTTAATATATCATCCAATGTTTTACATGTTTCTGGATAATTTGCATCCATCCAAGAAAACCATTTCATCGGATGATAAGTCATACCTTCAGGTCGAGGATCACCCCATTTCATTTCTTCACCATTTGGCAATGTAAAACTACCACCACCACCTGTTTTCAAATCATCTCTATCATTTAGGGCAACACAATTTCTATACGCTTCTTCAAAATTATATTTTGCGATGAAGAAATCTACTTCATCAGTTCTTACATAGTATCCCATTATTTTCTCTTTCTATGAGTTGTTTATATTACATTGACCAATGGCCGGCCCCACCGTTATCGTAAAGATATTTTGCAACCTTTAGATTACAAGATGGGTCAAATAAACCATCTATACTTGTACCACAAATATTCTTGGTTACAGTTTTCCATGTTGAGTTAACTTGAAGTAGCCCTAAATCCTGAGACTGATCTCTATTCAATGTTTTGTTATGAGCTTTAGGATTACAACGACTTTCTCTCCACATAATATAGGAAAACAATTTTACAGGGAATCCCCTGTCTTTTAATTCACTTTCCCATTGTGGACATCTTTTAGTTAAGTCACTTGGTATTTTTTCGTCTATCCTTGAGTCAATTGCTGGTTCATCAATAACAATTTTGACATTGTTTTGCCCTGCGATTGATACGTCTGGATACACATATTCTTTTACAACAACTGTGTTTCCAGTTTGTTTTGATTCATAGTGGTCTTTTGTAATTGTGTGACCAATTACAAAACCCGTGAATATTCCATATAGTAAGCCAATAGTGCCAAGTATTGGTGATGATTGTATTTTCATAATTCCTCCAAAGGTTTAGGGTTTGCGTTTGAACGCATTAGCATAGGCATTTAGAAGAAGCGAATAGCAAATCAACAACTTTACTTTCGCCTTCTTAGTTTCTTACAATAAAGATACCTCCGTCTACTTGTTGGAATTATGATTATTTACCATCTTCCATTTCTTTAGCAAATCTTTCTGATAGGATTGGGTGAAGGATAGGAATTTGCGAATAAGCTTTTCTTGCATCTTTGTTATAGTTTTGCAAAAAGTCTGCCCAAGCTTCACCCATATCTTGATTCTTCAGCTCAGCGACATCACCTATCAATTTACTCATATGTAACATTGAGGCAAATAGCAGGCCAACCATTACAGTTTCATTATCTCCAAAGTCTTCACTAATTGAATCAACTACGGTGCGAACTATTTTTATATCTCCACCAAGCCAAGCCCCAATAAGTTGTACAACGACATCTGTAAATAAAACATCATCTACAGACAATTCTTCTTCACTAAAGTTAAAATTTAAAAAAGCATCAGTCATAATAAAATCCTATATTGTGTTGTTCTCTGTTGAGAATTGATGTTGTAAATTCCTCACGATTATTATCTAACCATTCTACTAAATCAAACATACTTTGTCTAATCAAATCGGTTCTAACAAGTCTGTAATTATATATGTCAACCTTTCTGTTCTCCATCAGTAATATCTCCTCTAATAATTCCCTTTTCAAATTCTTCAATTGTCATTCCCTTCTTGACTAGATCGTTGAAGTATTCTATATTCTTTACTATCTCTCTGTAATTAGAAGAATTGGGATTATAAAAATACTCTTTTACATGACCGGTTATATTAACCCCGGTTGAATACTCAAACACTCTTGCATTCCAATTGTCTGGCTTAAAACCAAACTGATTCTCACACATTTGCTTTGCTCTACTTACTGCTTCTTGTACAGAAGAAACTGATTCTACTTTTATAGGCATTCTGAATTCTACAATATAGTATTGATCAAACTTTGGCATAGTCTATACCAACACATAAGCTATGACAGCGATCAATGCCAATGGCAAAACAATAACTGCAATCGGTAGTAAAATCGTTGAGGCTACGCTGAACAAAAAACAAATCCATACGCACCACATAAAGAATGTAAATTTAGACACGGTTATGCAATCCTTTCTATTGTGCCATTAAGACCAAGATTGATGATAAAATACTGACCTGTTTCATCAACCTGACACACACCAGATTTTTTGGTGGGCATAACAGATTTAAATTCAGGAGTTATCATCTTAAATTCCAACTTCCCAATCCGAACTAAATGCCAACCAAAAGATGGTATGTATTCCATCAGGTAATCCAAACTAGAAAATAGTGGCAAATCTATTGTTTTAATTTTCAATATACCATTATGGATAAAAACAGGAGTCTCTTTATAGAGCTTAAACATTAGATTGGCGATTCTTTTATCCGCTAGATTTCTGAATTCTCGGTACATATTATCAGTAATTCCAGTTGAATAGTGGTCATACTCATGAATTATTGTTGCTAAAATCTCCCTAGTTGTGCTATCGGAAGCCGACTCGGATGAAACAAGGATTTGCTTACCGCTTTCATTATTCATATTGATTGTCACTCCGACGACTGAACTTTCATTTTTACTTTTAAACACAGCCAATGGGTTTAGCATATCATCAATGCTGGGTTCAAAGTATGAGGCAATTCTCATTGCTTCAACCAGTTTTGGATACTTACTAATGTCTTTGTCAATGTCATACTTGGATTCTTCACCGATAAAATCCTCGGCCTTATCTATTCCGCAGGTTGAAAGAAATAGATAAATGCTATTCGTGCGGCATACTATTGGTAATGCACCACCTGATTTGACTATCTGAGTAAACCCATTAATTAATGCCTGCTCTGGTGACACAATAACAGCGTTATCAGAAAACTTTTCAAAGAACACTTCTTTCCATAAATCAGAAGGTGAAGTATACGTCCAATGAAAATCGCTAATCATAGAAAATTCCATCAAGTCAACTTCAAACATTTTATCAAGAATTTTTCTTAGGACTTTTTTATCTTTACAACGAGCAATTGTCTTGGTGATCTTGATAAATTCACTTGATACATCTTTCAATTCTCTATCTTCGTTTAGTGCCGCACTATTCGTTTCGTAATCAAATAAGCATACCTTTGATTCACTCTCTAGGGTATTAACTAGTACTGATTTGTAATAGTGATGCATTGAAGAGTTAATTTTCTCTAGAAATGAAATACCTGTATAGTCATCAAAGTAAACTACTTTTCTATCATCAGAAAAATAGTAATTATGATTATCATAAACTTGCATCATACCTCGAGAAGCAGTAATGTATACAGCAAACTCATTTGTATTGTTTCCAATATCAAATACAAGTTCTCTTGACCAATCGCCGTTATCTTTTGCGTTAGAAATAACTTCTCTATAGATTTGCCATTCGCTATCCCAACTCATAGAGCCGGCATCAACAGTAAAAGAAGATTGCTTTTGATAGTCACCGTAATCGTAAACGATTGATTCAATGCCTTCCTCATCAATTGCTTTGTACCTCAGGTTGTAATAACCCTTAGCATCAGAGCCACAGAAAACAAAATCCAACCCCATTCTCAATGCTGAGATTGGGGCGTATTTGATTCCAGAACCAAATTGACCAATCGTTGCTGGATCGTTTCTTTTGGTTGATAGCCCAAGTTTTTCTAGATGAAGCCTATTGACTTCGCTAGAACTATTTGCTATTTTGATGTACATTGTATCTCCTTTGCTATTGGTGGAAATTCATGTTTGTTGCTTTAAACTCTTGAATAATTTTATCCTTGGCTACCTGATACAATTCTAAGTTATTGATAAAGGCTAGAACATCTTTAACAGTAACTTTTAAATCCTCAACAGATGATTCTACATCTGGTTTTGCCATATAAGCTTGTTTATTTTCGAGGTATTGCTCTTTCTCTTTATTGATACGATACTCAACCCTTCTATCAATAAAAGTAGTTAGCGCATCAGCAATAGTGTGATCATAAACACTTTTAGCACCATTTTCTTCTCTCATAGCAGTCAGCAAATCGTAACGAATTGTATTGATTATAGCATCGCCAGCAAGTTTAGCAGTTTGACAACCACTACCAGCAGAATACTCAGACAATTTGTTTTCAATTTGATCATCAACGATTTCATTAATATCTAGATGATCTTTAATTTCAGATACTATGTCTGAGTAATCCAAATTTTCACTTACATAAGTACCGATATAATCACCAACAGCATCAGCAATAGTGCTACCGTTTGATGAAACCCAATCAGTAATTGCATCATCAGAATTATTAGATAGAATTTCTGTAACTGCTGTGTCAAATTCACTATCCTCAACAACATGATTAATTAAATTGCCATCCTTGAGCATTGCCTTAACAATGTCATCAATAGAAATTTTGATTGGGATAGTGATGTTATTATTATCCTCGTCTAATTTGATATCTGCTTCAATTTCCATATTATTCTCCTTGTTGTTGATGTGAATTGTATTTCCGGCTATTTCTGTTTTTTCAAGATATTCTGATGTCATAGTTTTTTAAACCGTATGGCTTTCTATAATATATTCAACAAATTCCCACATTGGATCAGATTCTTTAACTTGCATTTCAGCACCATCAAACCAATCTTGATAGTGGTATGAAATACTTTCAATAAAATTGTTATCATCCATATATACCTTAATGAAATCCGCAGGGCCACCCGTACTCAATTCAATTCTCACCATTTTACTGGATGTAATACCTAATGGGAATTCACCAAGACTTGATTCATTATACTCTGAACTGTCATAACAATGTTGCCTGAATTTATCAACTTCTTCTTCACTTGGTTCTTCATCGTAAGTTTTTGTAAACTCTTCAACGAATCTTTCTGCTTGCTCATCAACATATTCACCAAATCGACCATTAGCGTGAACAAGCATTTCATTAATTGTTTCATTCCTAGACTCATATCTTTCTAGTATGAGTTCTGCGCATGATTTTTCTTTTGACATAATATCTCCTATGTTATTTTGTTAATTAAATCTCGCTCTGCTATTTCTCTACCTTTAATATACTCTTCAATAACATTTACATTAAGAGTATCTAAATAGTAGTCGTTCAGTTCAGCTGAAGGTGGATTATCTACTTTACTCATTCTGTCGTGATAACCACGTGCAAAATAATACTTTCTGCTGAACGGAACGCTATGTATTTTCTTAGCCACCATTTAGGCTTTAGACCAAACTTGATGTGGCATCAAATTCATTGGGAAATCAGGTAGCCTATTTGTCTTCATTTTGACATTGTATCGGTTAACAATAGCAAACGGTAAAGCAGTAAAAGTAATCGTTTGACCATTGCTAATCATTGATTGAGCCTGAGCGATAAGTAATGCTGGGCTACCAGCCATACTCAATACCTTTGCTAAACGCTTTGGATCAACTTGATTTCCATATCGACGATAAATACAACCGACAGCCGAAAGCAATTGACCATGATATGTTTCATTGTTATTTGGAAACGCATCACTAAGTGTTTGAAGTGTTTTAGCCAATACTTCTGCGCCGGCATTAGTGTAAATTTTACGCAAAGTAGAAACTGCTCTCACTTTGTTTACACCAGGCCCTTCTGATAGCGAAGCACCAACTTTCTCAATAACTTCATAGATAGCTACAGTAATTGGATCACCCGAAACAATTCCAGCTTTAAAGATTTGTGATGGACTTGGTTTTGTGTGTTCTTTATTCGTTAATGTAAAGATACGAGCTTCATCTTGAATTGACAAACCAAAGTACACAAGAGCATTAACACTTGAATTTTCCATACCCATAGCAATCAATGAGTGATACCTATGGCTACCGTCAATAATTGCCAACCTGTTATCTTCACGCATTGAGCAAGTAATAACACCTAGCAAATCTGGGTTGAAATTCTTGACAATTTTCCTAACCTTAGTGTCAAGCGCTTTTCGCTGATAAGTATAATCAACAAACATATCACTTGGCTTAACCAATGAGGACATCTTTGAGATATGCCCTGTATCAAAGGATGCCCCAATGGATTCGTGATATGTAGTAATTGCTACATTCGCAGCCTTTCTAATTTCTTGCATTGTTACTGTTTCAGCAGTGTTTGTTTTAGGCACGGCTTTCTCCTTTGTTTTTTTTGTCGTGGTGGATGTTTTGTTGGCTTTCATGTTATCTCCTATTTGTTGTTATAGTTGTTCTACTTCGATTATTATTGTTACTAAATTACCAAAAAGTGTATAACCAGATTCTCTTACTGCCATCATTTCAGCAATTTGCTTTGCTTCATCATAGGTTTTAGCCTCGATGAATGTTTCTTTAATGAGTCTAAGACAGAACTTGGTTTCCATATTGAATCACCAAATTTTTGGCTTCCTCCTTTGTCAAATTGATTATTGATCTTGTTAGCTTATTTCTTTCACGAGGTGTAAAGCCACCCCAAATCCCATACTTTTCTTCATTACGCACGGCAAACTCTAAGCATTCGTGAGCGACAACGCATCGCTTACAAATACCTTTTGCCAAGTTAATTTCGTATTTATCATCAGTAAAGAAATCAAGTCTGCTTTTTTCTACTAAGCAAGAACCTTTACTTCTCCAATTTTCGCCCATATTGATGGGCAATATTTGATGTTCATCCATTCTCTTCTCCTTCTGTGTTAGAGAAATCTGAATCGTAATAAGGAAGAGATTTTGATTCACCTTCAAAAGTTGGTAAAATACTTTCTTGTATGTGATTGAAATACTCGTCCCTATCTATTTGCTCCATACCTGACATAATTGTTTGAATATGATACATCAAACTGATTGCTACTCCATAGACATTATCTTCAGATAGTACTTCTTCACTTTCATGCATTAAATTGATAATATTCATCATACTGACTAATCTACTATCTGTATCTTCGTAATCAGTATCTTTTAGGTAATCAGTAATTGTCTTGAGTGTTTCATAATAATCAGAAGCATCAATAATCCCATCTGGTACGGTATCTGGCTCTTTTCTAATATTTTCAAAATCATTATCACTAAACATGTCTCTCTTTTCTTTTTGTTAGTACCAAATTGATGAACCTTCACAATGCTCGGCAGCAAATTTTACCCACCAAGTTGCGTATAGCCAATCGTTAATATATTCTTTTTCATCACCTCCATCTTCATCTTCTTTGCCAACGTGCTCTCTTGCTCTTAGAGCAAATTTCTCAGTATTGTCTCTCATATATTCATGCATTTCTAAGCAGTAGTCAGCACTCATACCTTCGGAATCTGGTTTATCTTCACCCATACCTTCACCAAAGAATGTATACTTGGTATCAGCATATACATCAAAATTTCCGTGTTCTAGTAATGATAGCAATCCATTGCCATACTTACCTCTATACCAACAGCTAGTTCCAAGCATTCCATAAGTAGGTGTTGCTTCTTTTAGCAGAATTGTTTTTTCATATTCATTTTGCCAAGGGCAGTTACCTTTTTCTTTAGTCGTATCACAATCGATTCGCCCGTCATATGTAAATGAAGCAATTCCTTGTTTTCTACAAGGATATTCATGTGGAATGTTATCTAATCCCATATTTTTACCACGAGCTTTCTATATCGGTTTCAATAACATCTACACATTCTTGCTTTTCTAATTGACCATTTTTTACAAATAAAATACCTTGGAATCCCATATTCAATTCTTCATAGTGAAGAAAGAATGATAGATTATCTTTTGATTCAAAGACTTCTTTGAGGCAATCATCACCCGGACTCCAAGCTGTATCGTAATGTAAAATCATATCAAATAGATTATCGTGATGTGTATCTATTAGATCTTCTTCTTCCCAATATGCATCACAGCAACCCCATTTGATGCCCCATTTTTTAATTTGCCAATTATACCAATCTGTAGCTCCATATTTATCAAGAAGATACTTTGATTTTTCTTCATCACTATTTGGAGATGTTGTATCTTTAAGTTCATCTGGGCAGGGAAGAAATGTTTGAAATAAACAAACGTGTCCATCCTTTGGTTTATTATCTTCCAATTCTTTTTTAAACGCTAAAAGATCTTCTTTCTTTCCGCGAATAGTTAGTACATTATTGCACCAATTAGGCATTTGCTTTCTCCTTTGATTTTTTATATTTTGCTTTGGATTTTGCTTCTTGATCTCTTATTTTTGCACTTGTAAGCATTTCTGAAAATTTAGCCGTTCTTACAACCTTGCTAACTTGATATTGGTTATTAATATATTTATTATATGAAGTTCCAGCTTCGTAATCATTTGAATGTAAAAATGCTTCAGCAAATCTTGGCTTTACATTTTTATAATGATAAACAATACCGGATCTAAAATAGATAATTAAATTCCCATCACCACGTGTTTCTTTGTAATTCCATCTTGCTTTTTCAAATATGATTGATGTAGGAAATTCTTTTTCTATTCCTCTGTCTGTTCTTGTAAATTCTTTATATTTATTTTTAGGCATTGAATAACCTTCCTTGATCATTGTTCCAATAAGAAATACTTTCTAAATCAAAAGGTGGTCTTGGAACCTTATTCTTATCGGCCCATTCAAACCATTGCTCTTGACATTCTTGATTCCATAGCTTTAATTGATACGCAGCAATTAAAATATCATCATCACTTGCTGTTTCTGTTTCTGGATCCCAGTCAATACCGTTATCATACATTTTTAATACGATATCAACAGCCCAATTGCTGTCGGATTGATTAATTAAATTCGCAGCATTTGAGACGTGTAAATCCCGAACATTGTCTTCAAACTTCCTTTCTGAATAGTCGTATTCATTCCATACAGGATAGTCTGTCAAATCATCAAGACATTTCATAGCTTTTTTGAAAGCATCAGTTATATTTTTATCTGAGATTTCACCTTTATGATGCAAAATTCTACAGACCATTCTTGTGACACTTCCAACAGCCCAATGATTATAGGTTTCTATTCTGAAATCATTAGGAAATTTTGCTAATAGTTCTGATGAAATACATTCAAAATTGCTAATATCTAATGAACTTGAATCACGATTTTTGTCAATTCCACAAAAACCCCAAGTTTCAAACATATCTTCTGGCCCAAAATAACCAAAATCGCTTGGTTTTTGTAATCCGTCAGTTGCACATTTAATTAGATTTTCTGAATAAACAAATGTCATTGACTTGTCACCATCCAATCAATTCCATAGCATTAATGAATTCTTCTTTTAATGATCCTTGTCCTTCATTTTCCATGTAAATCTTTTCAGATTTCTCATCATCAAACGACATAACTGTTGAATATTGAGTTGTTGAATTACCGTTAAGGGCAAGCACAACTCTACGTCTATCCTTATGTTGTGATGGAGCAATTTCATCATTATCATCATCACTTACAGGCGCAGCCCAACCAGCAGTTAGAACACTTATCATATCAAAATTCTTAACTGCATTTTGAAACATTGGAATTTCTGAAATGAGATTATAAACATCTCCATTTTCACTAATTTTATTGCAGATGATTTGATCATCAACAAATTTGATACCAACCAATGTTGCTTTTTTGAGGTTTCGCATAGACATTGTATCAGAAAAAATATATTCTGATACTTCTTTTAATCTATCAGCATTAATGTTATTTTTCATGTTTTTTTTCCTTTTGGTTTCCCGTTAGTCCATCTTTTGATGGAACATTTTTTCCCATAAATCGAAAGCTGGATTAAATTTTGAATCCAATTCCCAATCGTATGGTTCAATTACTTCGTGAACTGCTAATACTTCTTTTGTAGTAGCGTATTGCCAATTTTGCCAATGTTTCTTACTCATTGAATTCACCTTCCTTGTTTGTTTGGTTTTTCATACTTTCTGGAACAAAACTCCAATCACAACAGTTAGTGCCATCTTCATTTATTGATGGATGTCCACCTTTCTGCGTGAGTTTTGGGTCAATAATTTTCATTACTTTTACTGAACAGCTATGGCAAAGCAAAACTTCAAGTGGTTGCTCATCATTAAAAGTATCAAAATTAGTATCAAAAAATTCAGCATACCCACCATAGATTTTGAAATACAAACCGTAATTGACTTGTTTTAGGGTAAAGCCATTCCAATTGTTATCTTTTCCCCAAAACACCGGTTTTACAGGTTCATCACAAGATGAACATTTGTACCAACCATTTTGCTTATCTGTTTCTAGTGTCATAACTTACCTATCTAAATCAGCTCGGACATTTAGACTTTTGAGTTCTGATTTTCTGACCCAGAAGTAATTACATTTGTGAAGCAAAGCGACGGTATGATCTTTTAGCCAATCTCTATGCAATAGATCAAGACCTATTTTGTGGCAACTATCTGCTAAACAATAGTCATAGCCGGCTTTTTTTCTTTCTTCAATGTATTCGTTATTGCAATAAATGCATTTTGCCATTGCTTTTCCTTTCGCTAGGGATTATTATTATTGCTATTATGAGTCAAATACTGTAAGCAATACTACGAGTAATAAAAATGCCATAAAACCATAAATATTCATTACTGTTCCTTTGAGATTATAAATCTACAAATTTGTAGTATTTTCTTGGTATTTTTGTGATCAGTATTGTTCATCTCTAAAAAATGTAATAGCCAATGCGGATCTTTTTGTCGAGTCAATGGAATGTCCATTGGGCTAGTTAAATTTTCAAGTTCATTGAGAAGTTGTTTTTTTAGGCCGGATGAAAAGTTATTATTTACCGTCATTTTCTTTCTTCCTTATCTCGTCACCTTCATAAACAACGAATAGGTAATCCATAGCAAATAGTCGATCGCATAATTCATTTGCTTCTTTTACAGGAAGCATACGAAATTCTACAATGTCGTCTAATACAACAACTTCATTCTTACGATTTTTCCTTTGTACTTTTATTGTTACAAGTGAAGCATAAAAGTCAAAATCAATCTTTGACCAACCATCACGAAAATTTGGATAATTAGTCAAATAAGTACCACCATCAAAATAAGGTTTTACAACCTTTTTCTTTTTACGTGGGAAATCTAATTCGCTTTCTTCACAGATAACCATACCCAAATCATCAACTGATGACTCATCATTTAGAAAAGCAAATGCTTTCATCTCTTCTTCGTTCATTAGCTTACCCTTTCGTTGTTGTTATTGATTGGAAAAAACATAGCATCTTCTTTTGTTACATTAATAATAGAATACATACTTATTTTGTAAGGCCACATCTTATGATTAGCGTCAATGAAATTCCAAGTATCATCAGTTTCACGATACTTATTATCATTCCAAAGATTTTCAAAACACTGAATCATAAACATTTTATCGCCAACAGACAAATTCATAGTTTTTGCCTGCTCACAAAGTCTTTCTTTTTCAAATTCTCCACTTTTCCAAATTCTATGGTCATCTGAAAAATAATAAGTATGGTCAAACTCAAACACTTCGTAAGCAAATTCAGCTAATTTATTTGGATCATTTGTCATAATTATTGCCCTTCCCTAATGTTTTTGATGTTGATTTTAGTGTTTTCATTAGACGCAACGTGAGAAGTAATGTTTATCACTTCATCACCAATTCGCGCACTATTACTGATACCTGAACCGATACCCATAATCGTGTACCTATTTATTCCCTTAGACGAAAATACTTTTTTAGCGTATGCGTGACCGTCTGGATAACCAACAACAATAAACTTACCGTCATCTTTGCGACGAAGGAAAATCTTTTGTGATGCCAATAACTGAGACAAAAACTTGAGCGTAATAGCTTTGTTTTTGCCACTCTCAGTCATAGATGAAAGCACAGCATAAACAATAACTTTGCCGTCTTTATCAACAGTTACGAATTTCATAACCTTGCCGTAATCTGTTTTTTTATCTTTGAGAGATAACCCAACCAATGCGTCAAAAATAGTCAAATCCATAGCCTAGTCCTTTCTTTGATGTGTTTTTTTATCGGATAAATAACAATAGACAAATAGCCACCCAATACATAACACAATTTGTGATGTAATTCTTGGATAATGGGTTGCCATTTGTCTCAACAGACTACCACCCGAACTACTCAAAAAAAACCTCAAAAATAAGATTTCTTAGATTTCTTTTGGATCAGGGAAAGGGGTGAAAAAAGTGTCGATCTATTGTCGCACACAAGGGGTAAATTATGTAATGAATTACACTTAGTCCCGGCTAAAGAATTAGCTGATCGAAAACAGTTGGGGCACGTAACATTACAACTTTGTAATATTACGGCGGGCGTTTAGCCAATATTTTAGCAAATTTTAGTATATTTCAGAAAGCATTACACAAGCTTTATACTGAAACTATTCTAGGAAGCGTTTTTGGAAATTTCAATAATGTATTCCATTAGGCTACCTTCATATGTAAAGCCACCAAAATGAGACAATTCAATTGCCGGATCAACCCAAATGTCTTTACCCATTTTTTGCCAATACCTACAGAATCCATAATCCTCAGATAAAAACCTTTTTGTATCTTCATCGACATAGGAATTGAATAAAGCATATGTGTTGTCAAGTTCTTTATCCTTCAAGCTACCCGTATCATCTTTAAATTTTAATTCTGGGTAATGCTCAAACATCTGGGTAAATACTTCTCTTTTGATGCACATAAAACCTGTTCCGGCATCATAAATAGATAAAGCACCATTATCTGCTTTAATGCTATTACTACCGGCCTTTACTGGATTTACAACAAATCTAGTGGATTTCTTTGCCAATTCCGCTGCGGGAACCCCATCTTTGACCATCTTCTCAACCCTTTGCCAATTGATCTCTTTAATCGGATATGCTCCAGTAATAATATCCTTATCGTGCCACAAAAGCTTTAAAATATCACCAGACGTAAATTTAATGTCTGCGTCAATAAACATCAAATGTGTGAACTGCTCATGAGCCATAAACTTGGCAACAACGTTATTTCTAGCCCGGTTAATAAGTGAATCACTAATCGTACTAATACCAAATTTCATTCCTATCTGCTTAAAGTACAAAACTGACGAAATCAATGACATCATAAAAGGTTCAGTCAATTCTCTATTGTAACAAGGCACTCCAATCATTGGACACCATTTACTAATTGAATCAGGACTAATCTCAATATTTTGTTTTTCTGTTGACAACATACTTCTATTATAGCAAAAAAAAGGTGGGGCTTTCGCCCCACCTTGAAAAATATAAATATTTTTTAACTTTTAATTACTTACCCTTTACCGCAGTCGTAACTTTATTCTTCAACGAAGGGGCTTCGTTAACTGTGACGAAAGCATTACCACCACGATTTGCTTTGAAGAAAAGTTCCTTCTTTACTGAATCATAACGGATAATGATTTTGTAACCGAATTTTTTAGCCTGAGCACGAATTCTCTGCTGCATTGAATTATATGCATTACCTGGTTCAACAAATAGGCTAAACTTTTGTCCGCTACTTGCAGATTCATGCAAAGCACTAACAATTGCTTGCAGATCTTCTGACTGCTTTCCTGATCTTGTAATTTCAGGAAAATCCTCAACTTTATTCATTTGAATTGCCATTTTTTTTCTCCGTATCTTCTTTATGGTTTGATGCTGGCGGAATTGCCAACAAGAAGAACAGTAGCAGACAAAAACCCCACACAGGGGATAAAACGCATTTTTTTTAAAATTTATTTAATTACGAGTCGTATTCTCAGTCAGTTCTTTAAGTTGTTGCCTTAGTTTGCCGTTCTCAATATTCAGGGCAATTATAGAAACCACGGCTTTTTGCAATTCTGCCGACAAAACGGCAGCAATTTCTTCAGCCGAAGCCGTAGTCTCTTCTACAATGTTTCTAGCCATGGATTTACCTCTGTTTTCTTTTCTGAATATCCAGGTGTGAACTTTCCTGCCCCACCATTATACACTGACACAGTTCCAAAATCAGGCATTTCTTCATTAATTTCATACCATTTATCCGGCTGCAATAACTCGATTTCAATCTCACCACTTACGGCAATATTTTCAATACAGCTATACACAGATCCAGCAATAGCATCGGCTAAGTCTTTTGACCCTCTTGATGGATGATCTATTTTATTGTTTGAAAACAAACGTAACTTTAGAAGCTCTTCTTCAACCAATAACTCATTCCAATATCCACGCAATCTTCCATCATATATTGCAGATGTTAATGTATCATAATCTGTTTTCTTTACGCTGTGGAAATCTGCATTGATTGACATTGATCTAAGGCTTTGAATCATTTCAATTGATTGCCATCTGTCAAATGTAACCTTGGCTACATCAAATTTTCTACATAAATCAATGATCATTTGCCGGATGCTGGAGAAATTGATTTCTTCATTATTACCGGCCTCCCAAGAATAAACCAAATCAACATTTACCACTGGAAGCTTTTCTACACCATTTAATGTTTTCACTTCTGCTAATCCCGGTGCATGCACTAATGCTAACGCCGCTCTATCTCTTTTAAGAGCTAAGTCAATGTGAATAAATCTTACATGCTGATCTGTACCATTAAACCAATTTTTAAATGTACCATCTTCGTTAATTGGATTTTCTCCATAAGTAAAGGCTTTCCTAACCAATTCCGGATCTCTAAAATAAGCGTCTTCCATATTCGGCGGATTACATTCAAATCTTGCCGCGGCTTCAACTGGATTCCTAATATATTCAGATTCCAATTGTTCTCTCTTAATTGTTGGATTTACTTCCCAAGTTGCAGCTTTAATAAACCAAGTTTTTGGCTCTTTCTTTTCTCGAGCACCATAATATCTTTGCTCAATAAAGTCTCCTTTATACCGGGGGAATGACAAAAGAATTACTTTACCTACTTCTGGAAAACGCGACATAACCGATAGCTTACTCATATTATAAATTGCTGAAGCAGAACCTTTAGATCTCGTATCCCCTTTTAATTCCGCATCTGTTTTAAAAGCTGCAATTTCATCCAATATCACAGTCAATACCTCATAACCTTCCCAACCTTCACTTTCAGAATGACCTGAAAAACATCTTACTGGTCTTGAAAAGAAAAAGATTTCTGAAACTCGCGGCTCAAATCCAACTTCATTAAAATATGGAGATGCCAACAATAAGTTTTTTAAAGGCTCAAAAAATACTCTTTGAGCTTGCTGGGCATTTACGGCCAGGTTTAGCATATCTATATATACTCCATGGGCTTTGCCATAATAATTTAGCGGATCCCTTAAACAATGGAGTAGGTAGGCAGTATAAGCCATTGAAATTCTTGCACAATGATCTTTACCTGAACCTTTGCCTAGCATGCATATTACTTCATTGTCTGTATATTTAGCGTATAGTTCACTCCCTTCTTTCTCCCCGTGTATGGCTATCAGTGTCTTTTCTTTAAATATTTGAGTACTGTGCTTAACTATTTCCGCTTGTATTTCTGATAATGGAGGCAATCCCAAATACTTTTTATCCTGCACAAATGTTTGAATTGGCACAGGTGTTTCCACAAGATCATCCTGACGCAATAGACGATCAAAATCATTAAAATTTAAATTTAATCCGAGAAAATCCGACATTTTTACCTTTCCTATTGTACACTATTTATCAAATGTTCCAATCTCGTAATGTTACAAATTACGTAATCTTACAGATTTACTAATCTTACACGGAAGAAAAGCGCTGACAGGGTTAGATTTACACCTTTATGGGGATCACTTTCCGTCTCTTTACAGGGACTTTATGGTGGCCATAATCCGTCTCTTTAGTTCGCGCCTTCCACGTCCATAATCTCGAATGCAATCTCCAGCTGTGCACGAACCTCTTCGGCTATGTGTGGATGCTGGGATATTACATCCCTAAGTATTTTTGATAGTATTTGATTAACATTTTCAGCCTTCTGCATTCGTGAAATATACTGAGCGTCTGCCTGATTCCCACCCATTAGTTTGTGGAGTTGGGCTTTCTTAGTGGCAACCTCTGCTGCCAATTTAATTGCTTGGATTCTTGCTGGCACCATACCGTGGTCTGTGGCGATGTTAATCGTCTCCCAGGCTTCCTTACTTAATTGATCAAACTCCTGCAAGGCCTTGATTGTATTAAATTGAATTTTTTCAAGAAAATATGGATCCGACTCTGCCTGACGATTAAGAATCTTTCTGTATTCCTGAATCATGCTCTTGGTCTTATCAATGCTTGCATTGACTAAGGAACTGATTTCGTGAATTGAATAACCCTTTACATGCAAAAGACCGGCCTGCTCAATATCAGCCAGTTCGTCAAGGATTGTTCTTTGAACTAATTCTACTTCTTGCCCTAAGGCAATTTCGTTATCTGACACTTTTACCTCTATGAATTTTTAGGAAACCTTAGCTCAACTCCAACCGCTTTTGCTTCCGAATTAAGTTTATCATAGTCATGACCGTGCATCTTGACATATTCAACTCTATAGTTAAACCAGCCCTGAACAGCCTTCCAAAACTTGGGGTCTGTTGTTTTTTCAAGATCAATCAATTCCTCTGTTGTAAGTAGGAAACTCAGAACGCCAAGTGGCATATAAACAACCATGTCATACCCTTCATCCTTGTCAGAGGTGTATTCTTTCAAAAAATCCTGGAACGCAGTGATTACCCTCTTCACCCCATCGCCACCAAAATAGTCAATGCTGCCAGTAGCATTTCTAATTCTTGGACAGGAATCATCAACAGGCGTGATGGTTCCAAATGTGCGACACACCATTGGCCGATAACCATATATCGTGCATCCCCCCTTATAAAACGCGCAGTGCCTTGTTGTCTCTCCACCAATTTTCCAGTCAGTATCAAGCATTGCTTCTTTCAGATCACCAACGATACCATCAATCCATTTATCAGCTGCTTCAGAGCCCTTGTCTTCAAGAACCAAATAGTATTGCTGACGAATTTTAAATGCTATATTTGCACACTCTGCTAAGTGAATATTCAGCCCAATCTTGCAGCAATTGCCGGAGCCTAGACACTTGTGCTGAGTAGCGTTTTGCTTGGCTTCAATCACCCGAATTTGATTATAAATCATATCAAGCTTGGCAAAACTTGTTATGTCTTTTACAGCCACCGATCTTCTCATTTTCCTCTAGTCTCCTTTTTTCTCTGTCGCATTCTTTTTTGCATTTCTCTTTTTCTTTGACCAGCAGCCTTCTGAGCTTCAGACTGAGGCCTTCTCATACTGGTGGCAGAAAGATTCCGACCCTTTCCCCGAAACTTTAAAAGGTCATACTTCTTTACCCAGTTGTAAATTGCCTGCGGGGTTACTTCAATGCTGTAAGTCTTTTGAAGATGCTTACAAATGTCAGTCAGATTCATCCTTCGCTTCACATACATTTCGTATAGAAAAGCTTTGTCTTTGTATGGCTCACTTTGCATCATTACCCTCTAGTACTTTTTTGCAATACCATAACCCAATGCCTGCTGCATCTATGATATCATCATCATCAAGACCTTCGGGGATGTTTTTGAAGTATTTCTTGACAATCTCTTGGACCCGCCTCTTTCTCTCTTTTTTTAATTTAAGAGCCAGCGCCCCTTTTTCGCCGTTACTGGCGATCTCCTCTTGCTCTTTCTTCCTCAAGTTTTTATAACCGATACCGGATTTCCAAACTAATGGATTGACATCAGACACGTCGCAACCCAAGTTGTTGAGAACGCCCCATGAGTATCCAATGATATATGAAATTATTCTACTGGTTTCAAAATTCTGAACATATATAGACTGCTCAATGATGCCAAACTCGGGCTGGTATTCCTTATGTACCTTTTTGAGTTCCTTACTGATGACGGAGAATTTAGCAGATGCCCCCTTGTACTCCTTGTATTGAATTTTCCCACAAGCAAATATTGAGATATTCCTGGATTTAATGTCATAAATAACCCAGGCCAAAGAGTGAGATGCAGGGTCTATTGCAATCACCCTGGCATCTTTGATTGAAGAAACAATGCCGGATATCCCCATCAGGTTTGCCCCCTTGCCTGCTTTTCGCTCCAGCCCCAGGATATAAGACGATTGATATATCTCTCACGCTTGCAACTTTCGCAAATCTTTTCTTTATTGTACCTTGATAAGATGGTTCCGCAATCTACTGTTTTGCAAATCCTTTGCTTGTTCTTATTATTCTTCTTTGCGTAGTAATTGGCTAATAAATTTTTATTCGTAACGATCCTTCTGCATTCTGGCGAGCAGTAGATGGCGTTGTAGACTTTCGCCTCAAATACCTTACCGCACTCAGGGTTAGAACATTTCTTCTTTTCCTTCTTGTACATTTTCGGACCAACATAAAGCAGCCACATCGCAAGAATTACAGTTTGCTGATGTCCTCTTGTAGGGCCGCTGGGGTATTTCATTGTTTAAATAACTGTTGTAAATACCTGTATACTTATTAAATAATTTATCAATAAACTTATCATCTCTTTCAATGTAAATCGGTAGAATTTCTTGATTATTTTTATTTTCATAAATTACATATCCAGAATCAAGATCTAGGCATTTCATATAAATCTGTGCTTGCCTGTAGTGTTCGTCTTTTGGTTTGTTATAAAGTTTTCTATAGTGAAAACCTTCTGTGCTAATGGACTTTAATTCAATGAGTTTTCTTCCGTTCCATTCAATGATACCATCTGCTGTACCTTCAATTGGCGGAATTCCCCATTTAACTGGAATTTCTTCTTCCAATAGAACGCCCATATCCCTGAAATAGCCATAAAGTCTATTGTGTACAGCATGCCCATTGTCAAAAATTCGATACGTTTGCGGGTTAAATGATGGGGTTATTTCAACGCCATTAAACAAATAAAACCAATATCTGGCGCATTGGTTTGTATAGCTGGGATGAAAGCCACTTACTTGTTTAAAGTTGGGAGTGTTGCGCTTAGCCAAGTGCTCGTCAATGCCCTCAGTCAATTCTTTTCTAATCTCAACCTTAACATCCTTGACAATATCTTCTTTTTTTTCTTTTAGTTTTTTTAACGATTTCATTAGTTTATTGCTCCTTTTGCGGCTAGTTTTAGCGCGTTTATGTTTTCGGTTAGTGCTTCGTACATTGTTTTCCAGATATCATTAACAAATTTGTCCTGTTCAGTCATCATTGTTGATCGTCTTTTAAACATCTGAGATTTTACAATCATCAGTGTCCGGTATCCAGCAAGTACATTTGCATATTTTATAGCCTGGAAGCCGACATAATGATCGGGATTCTCAATTATATCCTCAACTATTCGGATACATTCAAGAAACTCATCGGCTTTGTCACCCATTTGACCAGCCAATATCTCTTTATTGATAATAATATCTGGCATTTAAAGATCCTTTCTTAAATCTTCTGTTTTGACAACAGCCTGCTTTGTTTGATACCACTGGATACCAATTTGCCATTTAATAAGATATATTCCGAAGTATACACCATCGTCCCAGTTAAAAGAAACTCCTAATGCAGCCCAGTAAGATAATTTATCGCAAAAGAATTTAAATCGCATAAATCTGCTCAGCAATCCATTTTGCAACAGGTGTGGCAACGGCATTACCGCACATCTTATATCTGTTAGTGTCAGCAACTTTTTTACCATTCGCATAGTACGCTGTGTGATTATCAGGGAAGCCCATCAGTCTTTCACATTCCAGCGGGGTTAATTTTCTCAGAATAAGATCTGGTGTCATGACTCCATGCTGTGAAATTGTATCAAGGGTATAAGACGGATCATTTGCTTCACCAAAGCCCTTACCTTGCGGGCCGGCACTATCTGATCGACCAATAATTGTCCCCTGTATTGGGATTGCAATATGATCACCAGAGTCAATGCCAATTCTAAGCGTTCTGTAGATATCTTCAGACACAGCATTGTTGTATGCGTCATAAGCCAAAACCGGCTCAACACTGACTTCCTCATTGCTAATACCAATGAGTGGGACTTGTCCACCACCAGTTCCCATTCTGTGTTTTAATGTTGGCACTATTTGATCCGTATATACCCGGACATCATTTGTCCTAGTGCCATCAACAATAATAGGGCTTGGGATCGCCACTGCAACCCCATTTTGCCCATACAGGCACTGGGATATGTTGTGCGAGGAAACAGGATCTTGCTTAGCGTGAAAAGAGATTGGACCATCAACTATAAGAACAGTTGCTCTGCTTTCTCCACCATTATCAAATGCGTTAAGTGTTGGAGACACATCACCACCAGCCCATGTTTCAAAATCATCTTGACTTTGGGCTCTTCTGACTTTAACAAAAGGCTCTGCTACGGTACTAGGTTCCGCCACGATATTTGCTTCAGGGCGTTTGTAATCCGTAGCCCGCAGACTTACTCCTCCGTCTCTCCACTTTCCATGTCCGGTTTCACCATAGACGCTAGGTTGACCAAGGCTTTCTGAAGTTTGTCTGGCAATTTGTTTCCTTTTTTTCCTGCCCTGTTTAATATCCCCCTTGCTGTCTTCGGGGACAGATAGTATTTTTTCGGGACATCTTGCAGCGGTTCCAGGATCGTAGCAAGCAAGCACAAAAATACGCCTTCTTCTTTGGGCGATTCCGTACCATTGTGCGTCCAAGATGTGCCATTCAATCGCCAGCCCCCCGATGTTTGCCATTTCGTCAATGACCTTTGCGAAGTCGTTTCCTTGATTGCTTGTGAGGGCACCTGGGACATTTTCCCAGATTGACCATTTTGGAAATTGATTTCCAGTTGCATTTCTCATCTCCTTTATGATACGAATAGCTTGATAAAATAAACCCGATCTTGAACCTTCAAGACCACCACCCTTTCCAGCAACGCTGAGATCCTGGCAGGGAGACCCAAAGACAATGCAATCAACCGGTGTTATCTTTGCACCATCAACATCTTGCACATCCCAATATTTTGGGACATCCGGCCAATGCTTAGACAGAATACCTTGGCAATGTTTGTCCCACTCAACTTGCCACTCACATTTCCAATTTGCCTGCTCCATCCCCATATCAAAACCGCCCACGCCAGCAAAAAGACTTCCAAATGTTTTATTCATAATCCGACCCTTCTATGAGTTCTTTGAAGACTTCCCACTCCACTATAGCAACCTTCGTCTCGGAATCTTTGCCAAACACGACAGAAATACAAGGATAACGATAGTTTGAGTTCCAAGAATTTTTTCGGTGCTCAAGCCAGTTCTCATGGGTGAGAGTGAATGTCTTTCCATTGTGCTTATAGTCAACAAGAAACTTATTCAAAGATGCATCGCCTTTTTTAAGACCACGACCAGAATTCTTAACTGCCTTGGCTTTATCCTTTTTAATTTCTTCTTTTTCAGTTCGTTTCATTTACGCCTTAATTGCTTTTTCAAGCTCATTAACTTCTTTTGTTGATAATTCAATGCTTGATAAACCGTTCCATCTACTTTCTTTATAGGTATACCATGCACCTTTGCGTTGAATAATGTCCATTTCAATAGCAATATCAATCAATTCTCTCTTCGTGTCAATTTGACCCAACTGCGGAAGAACATAGTAGTAGCCTGTGCTGCCGATTGTTGGACATTGCTTTGTTTTCTCTACAGTCCATGTTGCTTTTTGACTGGTAATCATATTATTACCTTCTCTTTCCATTTCGGCTTTAGACATAGATAGAAACAATTTAACAATATTTGACATGTTATGATGGACTGTATTGCCCATCTTTGCTTTAGTAATTGCATACATACCGCTAAGATCAACTGTTTGGTGAGCAACAAATAGCATAATGTTGCGTTCTTTGTGAAGATAGTTTACTAATTTCTGTAGAAAATAGCCTTGAGAGCGAGCAGACAATCCCATTGCCTTACCACTTTCAGGCTTATCATAAAATTCTTCTTTAACAATATTTGATAGTGAGTCAAACAAGAAAATGTGTTTTTCTTTATCATCACTAAGATATGTAATAATATTTTTCATAATGTCTTCAACGACTGTTGACTGAACAATAACGACATCATCAATATTGATCCCGCATTTCTTTGCGTACTCATCATTATATGATGACTCTGAATCCACAATAACTGGCCGGTATCCCATCTTTTGGGCTTCTGCAATAATTCTAAAACACATTGTTGTTTTACCAACAGACGGGGTTCCCCAAAATAAATGAGTAGCCCCAGAGTTTAAACCGCCTCCAAGTGCCCTATTTAATCCAACACTCGGGGTTGGGATAACCTCGTGCACTGGCATTTGATCGCCTTTTCTTTTATCAACAACTAACATGCGACTCTCTTTCCGTGAAATTTAAACAATGATATCACATCAGTGTGCGAAATTACGCTATAAATCTACAAATTTGCAAGCCAATTTTTTACTTTTTCTGCATCCTGCTCAAAATTAACTGCATTAGTAAAAGCCCTGTAAGCATTACCCGACATAGTTTTTAATTGATCAATATCATTGATTACATCTACGATTTTATTTACAGCATCATCAAAACTCATCTTGTCTAAATCAATACAGTTGTCATCATTAAACAATTCTTCACCTAAATGATCTTTATAATACGAGCTGCGGATTATAGTTGGCTTACCACATGCATATGCGTTATAAAGAGCATGACCATAACCATCACCTGTGTGTTTTACATGAAAAACAAAATCATTTCCTTGTACAGATTTTGACACTGCTTCTGCTCCATCAAGGGACCCATCTCGGCATTGCCCACCGTAACTTTTTAAAACAATTTTTTTATCTAATAAATAATTTTCAATATTTAAAAAATCAACCCAGCCTTTATTTTTTTCTAAAACATGTATGTAAGAACTTATTTTTTTAAACCCAAATTCATTAATAGGTTTAAAAAGATTTGTGTCAAACTCTTGATGGTAATAAACAACATTTGATTTATTCCAACCCTGCCCTTTAACTGAAGCCATTACATTGCTACCATCTTCAGGCTCCACCCAGTTATTACCAAAATGAATAATCAATTTAGCATTAGGTTGATATTTTTTAATTAAATCTTTAAAAATATCAACATGTTGTGGTATTGAAGCTATAATATAATCAAATTTTATTTCTTTAAAAGTATTTAAGGAAATTGCTTTATGAGTTGTTACATGCCCTGGATCGTAAACATTATAAATATAATCATCAATAGAGCTGACGACATTTAAAGCCGGAGTTTTGTCAGCGATAATAGTAGTTTTTGTGTCTAAAAACTGTTTAGCCGTTTCTTCAAGATCATTAATAGCCCAATACCCTTCGTAAAACCATTCCATGCCGATTGGTCTATATACTTTGGCTCCTAGCCGGTTCTCAAATAAAAGGACAAATGATCTTAAAAGTGAATTGTGGTGAAAGTCTGTAAATACATTCACTTCTCAATTTCCATAACACAAATGCTTTGGTTGCCAATAAAATCTATGTAAGGGATTTTCACCGCTACATCACGCTTTTGATACTGATGCCAAGCGTGACCTGCTTGTGGACCTTGGCTATACAAAAATGTTTGATTCAACTTAAAATCCCCGACCATCTTCTCCCATGCGCTAAGTTGATTCTCAGTTATCACCGATAACTCGTTAGCGTAAACATAGGGTTGACCAACCGGAAAACTAATCCAAACATATTTAGATGACAGATCAAGACAACGCTTAAACATAGCCATCTGTTCAGTGTAGGGATCAGCTTTGTAGGTAAATGACCCTGCATGTTCAATTACAGACACACAGATAACCGCTTCATATTTGATATCAAACTCCGTATTATTGACATTTCCTTGATAATAGTTGTCACAGATTGCTTCCACTTCTGGGTCATGCAAAATATCAATTGCATCGTAGCGTTCGGTTAAGCCGCGAATAGTTTTGGCATAATATGAGGCGCTACGATGGCTTCCGATGTCAAGTAATGATTTAAATGGACCCCTTAGCTTCAGAAACTCCGTCATCAGCACCGCTTCACCATCCCTGTCGTTGTGATGGACTACGGGGAACTCGCGTATAAAATCTCCAGTGTTTATCATAATGAACCTAAAAATTCCTCCCATTGTTTAATTATTTTTTTCTTACCAAACATTTCAATAGCCAAAGTTCTTTGTTTTTCACTAATATCTTTGGCTAATTCGTCACTATCTAATAACATCTTTGTTTTTTCAAACATCTGCCCGACATCATCGCAAACTAGACCACCAATCTGGGCTAAGATTTCATCAACCTCATAAAAATCAAAATCATAAATTATGTGAGCAAGTTTTTTGCTAATTGCAACAATCGGAAGCCCAAGCATCATAGCTTCAATAAAAGAAAGTGTGTACGATGCCGGAGCAGTTCCAGCATAAATCATAGCTCTAGATTCTTGCATTTTGGCTACCTGCACCTGGTGAGGAACTGACCCGCCGTTTTTGCTACCTAAATCATCATTACCAGGACCATAAACCATGCCATCATATTTATCTATCACTGACATAATTTCTTCATAATGACAGTGGGATCTCCTTCCCTTCAAGCTCTGTGCAAAACAAACAACATTTTGCCCCACACCATTCCATCCACTATATTCATCTTCGTCTTTACAAAATCTGATCAGGGCATCTTCACCAATATAATTAGAAAGGTTTCGCTCTTTAGGAGAATATCTTATAATCTTAAGCCCTTCTTCACGCATCTGCGTAAGAGATGCTTCAACAGATTCAGTTGATTGCCCAATTGTTCTCCAAACAACTTTCTTATGCTTAATGTTTTTCCAGTTTTCAATAACAACGTCTGGGGAATGCATTATAATTATGACATCAAACGGTTCAATTAACTCACTGGGGAGTTTGGTTTTGGGGTGAGAAATTGATAATGCTGCATAATCTTCATAAAATTTTGCACCTTTAATCGCCGGCCTTGGAAGGGTAATGTGTCCACGAGGATCGACATAAGCACCGTTAGAAAAAACTTCATGACCTAAATCAGTCAGAAGCTGTACTTCATCGTATTCAAGGATTGAATGGCAACTAATATAATGTATTTTCATTTATTCCCCTCTAATATTTCCCACATTCTTTTAATATATTTTTCTGAGACTTTTTGCCAAGTCATGTTTTTGTTGATCCAAAGAGCATTCTTGTATGTTTTATCGGAAACCGCTTCGTAGTTATCAGCAACATATTTCATTTTATCACACAAATCATTGAAATTTGGCTTAGCCCATTCACCGGCTCCAACATATTGCCCAAAAGTTGTGGATGAATCCCAATCAAAATCAAGAGGAACAGACATGTTTGCAAATTCAGTGCATGCCAAAATGTTTGTACATATTGTTGGTATTCCTTTGGCAATCCCTTGAAACGGAAGATTACCCCAGCCTTCACCGCTTGTGGGGAACAAAACACAGTCTGCCAAATCATAGATCTTAGCAAAATCGGCATGAGAAAGTTCGTCATCAATAACAGTAATCCTTGGGTGTTGTATTGGACCAATGGCATCCCCAGTCTTTATCCTTGCGTCTGGCGGCCCATTTGATTTATAAATAAGCCTATAGTTGTCGTTATTCCCAAAAACCTTAATAAACGCATCAAGTGATAGCTGAGAATTTTTACGTGTTGCCGGAGATCCAACAGACAAGAATGTAAATTGGTTATGAGGTTTTCTTTTAACTGGCTTATACAAATCTGGGTCTACACCAAGTTTAAATTCATGCACTGGTTTTTTTATTCCAGAATTAATAAAAACTTCCTGCATTGCCACTGAGCAGGTCCAGATTTCATCCATCTCATTGCAATTACGAACCCAGTCATCAGGAAGTCTATTTGTTTCCCAAAAAGTAAAGCCCACCGAATAACGCATTGATTTTACAAAAGTCTCTGGCACTGAGTGGTTAATAACAATCTCGTTTGGATAATCATTTTTGGCGAAGTATCCAAGATTTACGCCCATCTGAATGCGCCCAATTTCTTCTGGTCTGGTTGGTACGCTCCTACGAATAGGTAGCTCGCTGCTGCCGATGTGGGTATATAAGCAGTCAGGGGTATAACCATAGCCCTCACTAAACTTTGCTAATTGATTATCAGACCAAACAATCATGCTTTTATCAAGTTTTTCCTTTTTATAAAATCGTTGACAGAAATCAAACCATCGCTAGAAGAAAGTTTATACGAGTCAATCTGAACAAGCGGATTCTTCTCATCAATCTTCTCAATTTTAGCAGCAAACCATGCGCCAGTCTTGAGAATTGGCTTAATTTTTTTCAACACACTGGCAAATACAACAATTTTAAACATATTTGCCCCGTCCCAGCAGTAAATATTACCCATTTCAAAACCACGAGATGTTTTAAATATTCTCATATTGAAAATGTATAACAATGTTTTATCACTAGTCATATCACCAATTCCGTGTTGATACAGCCACGAGTGTTCATGCTCAACACCCTGCATCCTCAATTTGATAAAGTCGTAAAGGGGCGTACCGATGTAATTGTACGCATCACAAAAGAAATGCAAAGTTCTGTCACCAATGAGGGCATAGATGTAATCTCTGGTTGCAAGCTCTGTATTCCTTTCAGCAAAAACTGTTGCAGATCCAGAGAAGTCCTCAAATTCAATTCTTAAATACTGTGGTGTCTTTTTTGTTGATCTAACAATTGCTTTCACGAGCATCAGCGGGGAGTTTGTCTCGTGAAAATCAGATAAGTTATCAGCAAAAACATCTATCTCATTCTTTTCTGCATCGCCAAGCGAGAACCCCAAGATTGGCAAGTAGTATCTTGAATGGTCATATTGAGATACAAAGCCCAAAGATTTGAATGCCCCAACCTTATCAAGATTTTCCCGAAGTGGCTTCTTAACAGCACTCTTTGAGCATTTGGCATCAAATTCATCATAGCAGGTAAATGGTCTTTTTGTCGTTATTTCAGCAATAGCCGCTTTACCACAAGAAAGCACATTTGATAAACCAAATCTAATTGCAGGAATATCTTCTGAATAATCAATAGAGAAGAACTCCCCAGAAAGGTTAACATCTGGTGGAAGAATTGGTATTCCAATTCTTTGCGCTTCCATTAGATAGGCTGTAATTTTTTCACCAACATCTTCATTGAATAACAGAGCCCACAGATATTCTGACGGATAATTTACCTTTAACCACATCGTTTGATAAGAAAGCATTGAGTACGCAACAGCATGGGATTTATTAAACATGTACAATGCTGACATCTCAAACTCCTTCCACATCTGTCGGGCTTCTGGTTTAGGAATAATAGAATCATTAATAAATTTATCTTTAAACTGCTCAAATTCGGTAGCATCCCGCTTCTTACCAATGATCTTGCGAAGTTTGTCGGCCTCTGCCCATGTAAAACCAGATAATTTTACTGACATCTGCATCAATTGTTCCTGGAAGATAACCGTTCCATATGTTTCTTCCAAAATTTCCTTGACGGAATCATCTGGATAATATGCTGGCTTAAAGCCTTTCTTTCTCTCAATATACCTCTCACCTTGCGAAAGCAGAGCGCCGGGTCTAACCAAGGCATTTGACACAACAAGATCCTTAAAGTTGTCAATGCCCATGCGCTCAATCAGGTTGCGATAAGCCGCAGCGTCTGTTTGGAATACACCGACTGTGTTTCCTTCATTGAAATTGTTGTAAACAAGAGGGTCATCAAGCCCAAGAGACATCTGCTCTACATCAAGCCCATAGCGCTTCCTAATCATCGCTAGGGCATCTTTAACGACAGATACGGTACGAAGACCAAGAATATCTATTTTAATAAGTCCAACAGCCTCTGCATCGGTCATATCAAAGGCTGTAACGACAGTTCTGCCACCGCCATCAGTGTCTTTACGTGTTTCAATGGGGCAAACTTGCGTTAGTGGAATAGACGATACGACCATACCGGCAGCATGGACTCCAGCATTACGAATACGCCCCTCAAGTCTTTTTGCAATTTTTGGAACATCCGGATACTGTGAACAAAATATTTTGCCCTTAGGAGTTGATTGAAGTTCTTCAATTGTTTCAAAATAAGGAGTAATGTTGTTTGTTTCCTTGTAAGGCACCTGCAGAACCCTGGCTACGTCCTTTACCGCACTCTTTGGCTTAAATGTGCCGTATGTGGTAATTGCAGCAACATTATCACGACCCCATCTTTCAATCAAATAAGACCGAACTTCTGTTCGGCGCTTGTCTTCAAAATCTAAGTCAATATCTGGGTAGTCATTTCTTTCAGCATTGATAAAACGAGCAAAGAGTAGGTTGTACTTAAGTGGATCAACCTTTGTGATGTCTAGTAAGAAAGCCATAAGACTTCCGCCTACTGATCCTCGACCAGTGCCCCTACCAATACCGTTATTATCAGCCCATTTAACCAGATCCCAAACAATCAAAAAGTAGTCAGCAAAACCTAATTGTTTAATAATCGCAAGTTCTGATGCAAGCCGATCCTTATACTCTTGACCCAAATTCAATTCCTTTAGTCTAAACTCAATTAACTCCTGCAAGTAATCGTCAGAATTGAGAGACTTCATATACTTTGGCAACAGATTTTTGCGTTTTTGAATTTTAGCAGTGCACTTCTCTGCAACCTCTATTGTATTCTCCAAAATATCAACCCGGTCATAGCCAACTTCTTTAAACCATCCAGCAATCTCTTGAGCCTTTGCCAAATACGGATTAATTTTGTCAAATCGCAAAAAGCGATCTGGATACATTGCGTTTATTTTCTTTACAAGGTCAGTGTCAGCCTTATCAAATTTAATCGATTCCTGCTCAGCATGCCTAAGTTGCGCTGGTGAGAAACTTGGATATTGCGATACGCAGAGCAATACCTCTTCGCACCCTTTATCGTGTGCGCTTGGAAAATGGCAATCCGCTGTCGCAACAACCTTACGATTGAATGCACTGGCAAGGCTAACAATCCCCTCGTTAATTTTTGGCGTGTTCCAAGCCTGCATTTCATAGTAAAAATCATCCTTGAATATTTTAATAAATCGCTCAGAGAATTGCTCTGCAAGAGAATAGTTATCGGATTCCAGAGCCCGACAAATACTGCTTGCCATACAGCCAGATAGCGCAACGATGTCTCCGTCAACCATCTCTTCCAGCATTTCAAAATCAATTCTTGGTTTATAATAAAAATTATTTGTCCAGCCGATTTTGGACATCTTGAAAAGTTTTTCAAGCCCCTCATTGTTTTTGGCAAGCAAAATCAAGTGATGGCGCTCGTGCTTGCCATCTCCATCTTTTTTAAGTTCAGGAACAAAATAGGCTTCAACGCCAAAGAGTGGTTTTACATTAGAACTTTCACATGCATTTTGAAACCTAAGCACTCCTGCCATTGAGCCATGATCGGTAATTGCAGATGCATACTGACCATTAATGCTTGTAATCTTAGCAATCTCTTCTGGTGTTGACATCCCATCAAGAAGCGAGTATTCGGAATGACAGTGTAGGTGCACAAAATCAGTCATTATTTCTCCAATTCAATCTCGAATAGTGTTTCAATAGTGTTGAATTCATTCCAGTATTTCTGGTTATAGCTTTGTGCTCTTAAATAACAATTTACCCCTAGGCCCTGTATTTTGCGAATCTCACGCGGGTTGTCCTCAATTACAAAAACCGGATCAATCTTTTTTACATGATCAATCTTTTCACCAATGTTGCAAAAAATTGGCTTCATGGTATTGATACCCCAACCCTCCAACCATGGCGTTGTTTCAGAAACGGCATTGGGCTGTCTTCTTGCTGTTACAATATGAATGTCGTAGCCAAGACTAAACCAGTAATTTACTTGATGCCAAGCATCCTTGTAGGGTTTCATGTTTTTCCAAAACAAAGGCTGATTAAAGATTTCAAGGATTTCTTTATTTTTTGTATCCTTTGTAAGCCATTCTTCAAAGTTGCCCTTCTGAATTAAGTTGCGATTATATAATTCATTCTCCAGCGAGGTGGCAATATCGGCTACCACCCCATCAAGGTCAAGCACAATGGCTTTATTTACATGTTTCATTTTGTGGGTCGTGTAGGAATTGAACCTACGACCAAGGCATTATGAGTGCCACGCTCTTACCACTGAGCTAACGACCCCACCAATACTACCAAGTGTCCTTACCCAGTTCACCAGTTGTAAGATAGATTTCCTGCTTCTCATAAGGCAGCATCATATATATGCTGTTGAGGTCGTGCAGAACCATGTTCTTAATTTCATTGCTTTGCTCAGCAACAGCAAGTGGAATCAAACTGTAGTTGGTGTCGGAAGCACCGGAGCCTGTTCTTGAGTATTTGTAGAATCGATCCGTAATCGTGCCGAATTCTTTTGCATATTCAAGCAAAGTCAGCCCAATGTGGCGTTGATTGAATGTTGTATCAAGCACTCGGGGCTCCCATTTGTTTGGCTCAACTTCAACGGCAACATTGATCAGCAAGTGCGGCTTTGCTCTCCAGCCTTTATCTTGCACAGCCTGCTCACTGCCCCAGCATCGGTAATTGTATTTTTCAAGCGATGCTGTTGATGCAACCTTCCACTTCCAGTTGATTGGCGAAACAATAACTGGGACGGAAATTGCTGTCCCCACCTTGTCGTTATAGTTTGTGCTGTCTTCTGTTAGTTCCTGAAGGAATCTAATCTTAAACGAGTCGCCAGATTGAAGCGAGAAGAACTTCTTGGCTCCCGATGACTTTCCTGTTGGTACGACTTGCTTCTCCAAGTCTTTTAGTGTTTTAACTGATGAAAATGACATTTTTTTCTCCTATATGATGTTGTTTTTGATGTTTATGCTGTTTTGTATTTCTATTGCATTCATGTCACCAGGGTCTTTGCACCCCGCTGATACTTCCGCCGTGAAAATATTCTTCCCACGACAAGAATCAATTATAGCACCCCTCATGGCATTTCCAGCGGAATCCTTGTCGGAAAAAATAATAATTGTATCAAAGTACCTCTTAATTAGTTTTACTTGGTATGCTGAAACTTGAGCCCCAAGAGTAGCAACGACATTCCGAAATCCTGCTTCGTGAATCTTCATGGCATCAACACTGCCCTCAACGATTATAACCTCTGAGAAATGTTTTGCGTTTTGAATGTTGAATAGAACATCCGCTCTCTTGAATCCTTTATTATACAAATATCTTGGTTCCTGATCGTCAGAAATAGCCCGGCCGATAAGTCCAACGACTTTGTACTGATGGTTTCTTACTGGTATGACAATCCTATTCTTGATTTCAGAAAATCCAATCTCAAAATGCTTCAATGTATTTATGGATAAGCCTCTATTGACAAATGGTTGTATCTTTTCAATTGCCGATTCCAATGAGTAATCGATTCCAATGGGTGACAAATCAATATGCTCATCCCTCTTCTGCAAAAACCCTGCATCAATTTTACTTTGCAGTTCAATGGGATCCACTTTAAGGTGAGAATGAAAAGATCGACCAGTGATATGCCTGTATAGATGTTTAAAGTTGCCCTTCTTGCCACAGGATGGGTTGAAGCATTGCCACAAACCAGTTTTAGAATTGATGTAGAAGGATGGCGTATTTGCATTTTTATGAAAGGGGCAGAAGATTGAGTATTCATCGCCACTAAAGGTGTAAACCTGAATATGATATTCCTCAAATAAATTATCAATCTCCGTTCTAAGATTCATCGGAGAAAATGATTTTAAAGTTGAATACATTCTTGTTTTTGTCATAATCAGTTACTAACCTTGTACTTCCTTTGTATCCATACTCCGCCCGAGCCTGATCTTCCAACCATGGTCTAATCCTTGCTATTGCTTCTATATCAACGGCTGTACCGGCAACACTCTTTTCCATTAGAAGTCCCACTCTTCTGTCCACTTACCTGTTTCAAGATTCCATCTAAGGAAAAAGGCAAACTGAGTAGCTCTTCTAACCTTTCTTGACACAACTTGAAACAAATCAGAATTTGGCTCACGATGAATAGCAAGAACCAGGTCTGCGTCATAAGCAAGCTGTTTACTCCACGCAACCTCTTCCAGTTCCGGTGGTCTTTCCGAATGCCCCTCTGACATTGTAACGGCTGCTACGTCAATGATCGGTACTGCATTTTTTACAGCTAAGCGCTTAAATGCCTTAGATAAGTTTTTCGCCTTTTCTGTTTCTGTCTTGGCACCAGAAGAATCATCAAACAAGCCATGATAATCAAGAATTACCATATCTGGATTGTATTGATCAATCTTAGCCTGCACCATCATCTGATCCGCTGTTTCAAGCCCCTCAGATGTTACAAGGTGAATTGGGTGCATGCCCTGAAATGTTTTTTCAGCCCATGATTCGTAAGCATCAACAATTGCTGGGTTGGCTCTTACGAGATCCGTATTGGTAAACTTTGCATCGCCGTTACTGAGTAATGTATCAAGACGCTGACCTTCCTGTTTCTTATTCATTTCAAGTGAAATTATAAGTGGTCTATAGCCGGCCCTCCATGCATTAACAGCAAAGAGTCTTGCAATAAAAGATTTCCCAACACCGGTCCAGCCCAAAAGAACAATAAAGTCTCCAGGTTGCCAACCACCAAAGGTCTTATCAATTACTGTAATACCACTGGGGATACCCATATAGTCACCACTTGGATTCTCGGAGCGTTCCCTTAACTCTTTCGCCCTCTCTTGCCATTCACCAACAAGGTCTGTATCTTTTAGACTGCTAGAAAATTTATAAAGCTTTGATGTCTGCTCCATCAGAAATGATAAAGCATCTTTTGCACCAAGTTCATTAAGAATATTATTTGATTTAGAAACGATGACTCTTGTTTGATAAGCTAAGGATTCTCGTTTTGCCTCATCAAGATAGTAAGACATTGGCTCTGGCGTTGATACGAAATCAAAGTCGGGAAAGTGATGTTTGATAGTGTCTTTGGAGGGGACCTTGCCGTGCTCATCATGGTGCGCTACTACAAAATTCCAGATGTCTTTATATTCTAAAAAGACATTATCAACGCCACCAGTGATTGCATCAATATAGTTTCCGCTGTCAACAATTGAATTGATAAGCCTAACTTCGTAATTCACTCCTGCTCCATTCTCTTTTTGGTTTCTTGAACCATGTTGATAAAACTATCTTTTGAACGCTTTTCTGTAAGTATGTGATCAGTATATTTCTTGGAGTGTATAGCGAAATCAAAAATAATGAATGGTCCGGGGTTAACCTTGATGTATTCATCTATCGCATCAAGCAATACATCATACTTATAAAATGAAGCCAAGGCATCACAAACCTGTTCTTGCCTTGGGGAGTCTGGAACGAATAGTTTATTTCTTTTTTTGCAACAATCTACGAAGTGTTGAAGCGCTATTTGACCAGTTAGTTCGCTTTGCATTTGTCACCTTCTTCCATGTTTTATCCAAGAAATCCCACTCGGATATTCCAGCATTAACCCCAACGTATACTTCTTGTGCAATGGCGTTCTCAATGCATTCAATTTGTACACGACACACAGCGCAGCCTTTCTTTGCATATTCTATGTGCTCTATGTTATAAGAAAGCCAATATGATTGATTTTTATCCGCTAGGCAAACGGCTAAACTTTTCCAATCAGGACTGCTTTTCATTATCAAGCTCTTGCAACTTGGCTTCAATCTGAGCATCAATTGATTCCCAGAGTTTTGCCCATGCATCTGCATCGTCAAGGGTTTTAGCAACCGTTCGCGCTCCAGCATCTAAGCGAAGAGACTCGTAGTTGCCAAGATTCTTGGTAATACCAAGGGAAGCCCAGATCTCAGTGCCATTAATGTCTTTCATATCTCTCCTATTTGTGTAGTTTGACTTTTTGGTTTATTGTTTTTATTTTTGTTATTACAAAACCTTTAGATTTATTGACTGGCCGACCCTGCACTCTACCATTGAAAAATGCAACAATGTCATACACATCGGCTTCATCATAGTACCTCCAATTCCGATACCCTCTATAGACATCCCCGAATTTCTTTGGGGAAGCGATAAGATTCTTTTTTTCATATTTCCTTAGCGTATTGGGCTGTCTATCAACTATCTTAGCAACCTCACCCACCGTATAAATGCGATTAAGCAATAAATCTGAAGATTTTAACGGAATCTCAATGAGCGTATTATCATGAAGGTTGAGTAGTGTAATCCTGTTACCTGTTTTGCTAATTTTTTTAATCTTGACTAAATGATTAGCATATCTGTAAAATTTGTTGCTGACAACTCTATTCTGAAATAACATATCTTGCCGCCTTTGGTTTGAATCCAAACTCTCTCATGATGGCATTAAATGCATTTAAATCAATATCAACACTTCTAGCACAGCCAAGGCAAGTAAAATCAACCCAGACTTTACGCATGGCATAATATTGACTACCAAACATCATTTTGTTATCACATCTTTTACAGCGTATATCATGCTTGATATAATAACTCTCTAGTAATGGTATATCAATTCTATTTTTTTTCATCGTCAAGCCAACAGTTGTATTCTGCCGTGACCACGCCCTTATCTGGGTGAACAAAAACTAGTGACTGTGAGGGTCTACCAGCAGCAGCCAATGTTTCAGCAGCGTATGTGTTCAACGATTCGGGGCTTCCGGAAATTCTTAACTGTACAGTATTGAATGTCATCTTGGTGGGGGTATGGAAGTGTCCAATGTAGATGTCATCAAAATCCTCTTCAATTGCTCCAATCTTCCAGCCATACGCTTTCTTTTGAAAAGCATAAAAAGAGGATAGGCTACCGAACTGATCGCCATGGCAAAGCAAAGCCTTGTATTTACCAATCTTATCAACGGCATACCAGTATCTTTCACCACGGCCATCGGGGATAACAAACTGCACTCTGGGTTCTTTTTCAAACATTAATTGAGTAATTCTATACAGCATTCTATCGCCATTGGTCTCAGGGTCATGATCTTTCCTTGCCCTTCCACCGATTGAACCATGATTGCCAATGATTCCAACAAATGTAACTTTCTCAAAGTTTTCCAACATTATGTTAATGAAGTTCTTCATAATTCTTGGTCCATCAACTGTAATCTGGCGATACAAACCGCCATCAATCAAAAATGATTGCCCTGGAAAAATCAGTTCTCCTTCAATAATATCGCCAAGAGCCCAAATCCGAAGTTCATTGACTGGGTGATCTTTTCTTTGAATATTTGTAAGGTTAATAACTTTTTCAGCAAACCGATAAACACGCTCTTCACAAATTTTTGAGTTATAATCCGGTGTCACCTTAGCAAGTTGCCAATCTGAGAGGATTGCAACCGCAACCTCTGGTGCACCTTTTGATTTGACAAGTTTTGGTTTTGGAATTTTTTCCTTCTTTGAGGAATCAATGTCATCCTTGACAGCCCTAAAAATTGCGTCAACAAAATCATCACTCTTATCTTTTACTTTTCTATACTCAGTCAAGAGCTTAGAGTAAGCAACTTTTAATTCTGCATCATTGGTGGGGATTTCTCCCGTTACTGGATTTGCTTGCACTTCAAATAAACCTTTCTTCCGTCTGTATTGGCATAAGCCACTGATATCAATTGATCGCCGGCATTCTTTATCTGCGTATTTCTGGTTGGCGGTCTTGGGCTCAAATTGCTGATTGCACCCTTCCGCTTGACATATTTTCATAAGGATTTTCTTACCTCCGCCGTAAGGATATCATAGGGATACCGTGAAAACGCCGTGATATCATTTTTTTTGATTAATATTTTTTGCAAAATTTCTTTTCTTCGTATGTGGTTTATTACTATACGCCATTTCCCTTAATTTATTTTTGTGAGCATCAGATATTCTTGAGCCTTCCTTATGGATGGCGCTATGCTCCCTATGTGAGCAGAGAAATAAGTTATCAACCCTATTATCTATTTTAATTTCGTTTATATGATGAACCGTTTCCCATGGCTCCAAGTATCTCCCAAGATACTGCTCAATAACCAACCTGTGCTCATAGGTGTAGCCTCTAATGTTTTTAGGGTGATCTGGTTTTAAAACACGAACATACCCTTTGTCATCAACGTATTTCCCACCACGAAAATTTGGGCTCCCCTCACCCATTGGGGCAGCATCATTCCATTTTACATCCTGTCTTTGTGAAGCCAATGTTGGCTTTCTCAGGCAGTGCCTCCCACATCCTCAACATAGAGTTGAAGCAGATTATTGCTAGGGTTTGCGGGGACAAAGTACAAAGGGGCATTCGTAGCGCTTGCACCTTGAAACCTGGATATCGCTGCAAAAAATGATCTGTTCGTAAATCCAGAACCATCTGATGTGGCAATAGTAGAGTGCATTCCTGCGCCAAATCTACTTTGGAAGGAATTGCTACGAAGGGCTATATTGGCAATTGTTGCACTTCCTCCAAGCGTTGCAACATCAATAAATGAGTAAATTGGTGGAGTGAAGTCGGCTGTATAAATTGTTGTATTGGCTGAGCCGTGAGTCCCCTCATGAATGGTAACTCTATAGAAGGAATCCTCGGCACCCTTGGTGATAACCTGAATCCCTGTAAAATTTAAAACAACACGGTAGTATCGAGCAGCACCAATGGATACCCGGTTGTCCGGACCACCAGTGGAGCTTTCATCTTTCAACGCAATGATCTCATTGGTTGTAGTAAAGCTGTTAAATTGGGCACTGGCCGTATCTATGCTCTTTATTCTCTTGAGCCCCTGCGGGGAATCGTCGGTCGCTTCTTTTACTTGCTGAATGTTTGTTGACATCTGCTGCAGTCGCTCGCCGGTAATCGGGCTACCATCAGTCCATGATATTTGTGTATAGTTCTCGTAAGCCATTTAACTATTATACCTCATTATTGGGCCCGTTGAACAGATACGACTCTAATTCGGAAACTTTACTTTTTAACTCGTTTATCTCGGAATTTAATTGCTCCACCGCAATCAATCTGCTATT